ACTTGTAAGAGCAATAATTTGCCCGCGCAGGCGTTGCATGAAACCAAGCGCACTACGGCTGCTGTTGCCGAAACGCGCCATCATAAGTGCTGATTTATCCCCGCTTGCTGCTACCGCTGCCAAGTTTCTTTCAAGCCCCTTCAATGCGGCTGCGCTGCGGGTAGCATTTGCGGTCAATCGGCTTTCAGCTTGTGCCAGCTTATCGACGTTCACACCGCTTGCTGTCAAGCTGCGTGATAACGCTGCAACAGTTACTTTCTGCTTCGCATAGGCCGAACCAACCTTATTCAAACGCGCTACCAAGTTATCCAGTTGGCGGACTTGCGCTTCAGTTACGTTACCATCGCGCATGGCGTTATTTAAGGCATGGTATCTTTGGTGCAAGGCCGTGTATTCAGCTTTCAAATTGTGCATTACTTCCGATTGCTTTTTAAACGCATCAATATTGGATGCAACAGCAATCATCTGTTTCTGCGCTTCACGCAAGGCTTTGAGTTTGTCGGTAAGTTGTTGAACATCGCGCACCGAACCTCTAATGGCCGTTTGTGATGCGCGTACAGATGCAGCGATATTGGTCATTGCACCTGCGAGATTGTTACCACGCAAGCTGTTCGATACGCGGGCTGAATTGCTGGTATTTACCAAGTCTGCTTCATTTCGAGCGGTAATAACCTGCCTAGACAATGGCTGCTTGGAAGCGTTGATTACATTCCTACGCGATTGCAGAATAGCTTGCTGTTCGGCCAAGCGTTGTTCGGCCAAGCGTTGTTGGTTTAAAGCATTGTTACGACCTTGTTGCTGCTTGGCTGCTTCAGCACGCGCGGCACGAATAGCCTTAACGTTTTCCTGCCAAAGCTGGATGTTCTTACGCAGCAATTCGTTATTGCGTTTGATGTTCGCTTGTTCGGCTTGTGCATCACGGATACCAATAGCATTTTGTGCCAAAAGGCTGTTTTTGGCATTGCGTAAATTGATGATGGTTTGAAGCGTTCTTTGATGGCTTTTATTGAGTTCTTCCTGCGCCGCTGAAATGTTTTTGGTATTGATACCGTAGCGTTCGGCAACAATGCGCTGGGCTTCATAGGCATTCTTAGCCTTTTCAGCACTTTCAGCCATCTTGCTTTGGGCTTTGTGCAAACGCTCAAGCTGCGTAGCCTGCGTTTTAGTCGGTACGCCTGTTTTGCCGATTTTTTCAGACAAATCATCATAGGCTTTTGATGCCGCTTTCAACTTATCCGATTGTTCGGCATACGCAGCATTCATCTTGCTTAGCTTGCCAGCAATACCCTGCAAAGACACCAGCTTATCGGCGGCAGATGCAAGGTCTTTCAAACCCTGTTCGTATTTTTTGAAATCAGTCTTGCCGCGCAATGATGCTTTCGCCTGCGCTTCAAGGGTAGTTTTCAATTCATTGATATTTTTACGAACATCTTTAATCGTTTTGCCCGATAAGTCGGTTGCACGGATTTGTAGTTCGACACTTCTTAAATCAGCCATAATATCCAAGCCCTATTTGTTTAAACATATTGGTCAGTTCGTGATGCAATGCTTTTCGGTCTTTTTCAGCAATATCGGTATTGCCCGCATCATTGACTAACTTTGTCAAAACTCCATATAAAATAAAGTCTTGCCGCCTGCGTTCTCTTATGATTTCCGCTTCATTTCGCAGCATTATAAGTGAATAAAGGCGGGCTTGCGAGTGGCCGCTTGCTAGGCACACACTCACATCCCGCCTTAAAGACAACATGAAACTTTCTACTTCGTGATATTCATCCGCACCTGCTGCGCTAACGTGTTCGGTGCTTGGCTCTTCTGCATGAATTTCATCAGACTTTTTTTTAGCGTGTCTGATTCAGCCATAGTCAATTCGATAATCGCCATAATGAAATCGGCCTGTTTACCAATGCTCATGCGTGTATCCCAAATTTCCCCTGCGGTTAATTGCAGGTAGTCGTTCGGGTCTTGGCTGCCTTCAGGCGTGTTCGGTTTTTGAATAGCGTGAACACTACCATCATCATTGATAGCGGTTAAAAATGCGGCTCTTGCCAAGTCAGGCGCGTGTTTGATGAAGGTATTAGCCAAGTTCATCGCGTCTTCAGTGTTTGCGCCGGCTGCCACGATTTCATCATACGCATCCATCAGGCGCGTGCCATTGGTCTGCCATTGCACGGATAAATCAGCGAAGTTCAATCCGCGTACTTCCACACCATGCACGATTTTGGTTACAGACACCACGCCTGAAAAATCAATGTTCGCGTTTTTCATTACATTTCCTTTTAGTGATAAAAAAAACCAGTCTGAATGGTATCAGACTGGCCTTATTCACGCAAGTTTCAAACGTTAGCTGAATACAGGCGTACCGTTGGAATACAACATCGTCGGGTCGTCATTGTCTTTCAACACCGTTACCGTAAACGACATAGACGTGTAGTCTTCACCGCCTTTCAAGCTGAAATCACCGTTGGCTTCCAGCTTGGCGCGTGGGATGCGATACCAGCGGTTTTCACCACGCACGTTACAACCTCTGAAGTACAGTTCGCCTGTGTAGCTATCGCCTTTGCTAACCACCACGTTACGAGTAGCCGCTTTCAGGTCATAAGTAACCACAACCCAAGTGCCTTCATCAGCAATCTTGTCCGTAGATTTCTTATCCCCAATCATCAGATAGGCTTGGTCGGCATTGAAAGAGTAGTCGGTATCGGCTGTCAATTCGGCAACTTTAGGCGTACCTGCGCGGGCTTTGTCTTCATCGGCGAAGGTTTCAATCTTAGTGATTACGGCTGCGAACACACCATTTGGATTTTGGCGAGTAGCACCTAAGCGATAACCCAGTCCAGGCATAACCTTGATAATATCTTTTTCGCCTGTTTTGGCAGTTTGAATGGCATTGGTAACATCGCCCGAAAAGAACATTGCCAAGTTTTCGGCGGAAATGTTGTCAATAACCAAGCTGCCGCTGATTTTGGTGCTTTTTACGAACTCTTCATCAACGACGTTTTTACCGCATTCAGACGATTGGTGTTCGATTGTTTCAGACTCAATCGAAAGGTTGAATTCCTTACTTGCACCGAGATAACGCAAGCCTTTGGCGAGGTCTTTACGCTCCACGCCGTTTACGATTGGAAAACGGTTGAAATCAACCATGCCGTTAGGAATCAAATAGTCGGTAGTATTACCGCGTGTGATTGCCATAGTTTAATCCTTTCAGATAGTTACTTAATTGTCCGATTGATACGGATTACGCGCATCATACCCGACGTGAAATGAAAAATAAATGTAGAAGTACGAGTTTGATTGTACTTCATTAGGCGGATTATGTGCAACAGGCGCGTTGTAGACAAATTTTGTTACAAAATTGCCTAAATTGTACCATTCGGGATATTTTGGATTGCCGTTTGTCGGATTGATTTCATGGATTTTGGCAAATGCCTGTTCAATCTTGGCAATCCATTCATAGGCGGTATCCATTGGATTTTCTACGCTGTTCGGTTTCACATAACCCGATAACAGGAAATCCACGCGGTCAAAGCGATTGTTACTGGCTTCTTCCTCTACCGTTCGAGAATCCCCTGCCCTAATCGCTTCATTGATTACAACAAACGGTAAAGGAATATCCGTACCAACCACCTGCCTACCGCGATATACCTTAATACCTACTTCCTGCTCAATTAGACGGCCAAGCGTTTTTAAAGCGGCCAAGCGTTTATAGTCTGCCATTTTATTTCCCTAGTCTTTCAAATTGCCGCAGAAACTCATTCTGCAAATACTGCGCTATTTTATCAGCGTTTCGTTCGGCTGTATCCTGCATCACTTGGTCTATGGATGGCGCGTATAGCAGCCAAGCCCGCATACTGCTTATATACCTACCGCCGCCATGTGTGATACCGCTTGGCGGCTCACTAGCCCCACCTTTTGTTCGCACCATAACGGCTGGATTCTTGCTTTTACCAAGTGCCACAACGAATGCTTTGCGCAAAACCTTCGTATTGTTCGGCTTAACCCTAACCGTTACACCTTTTTGCTGCTTACCCTTAGCAGGTATCAGGTTTGGATTAGGTCTAAATCGGTTAAGCATCGTCGGCCTATCCCGCGCGTATATAGTCGCTTCCAAGTGCTTTCTACTTGCCAAGCGGCCTATACCTGTTTTATCAGGATTTGATAGATATGATTCTTTCCAGTTAATCTGTTTGCGCATATCCTTTCTAACCCTACCAAGTGCTTCACGCTTGGTCGTTTGGTTAATAGCCATTGATGCCGCTTGCTGCACCCTATCGGGAAACAGTGCGAGCATTTCATCAAACGCTACTAAATCGCGCAAATCAATATCAATCATGGGTATTCCCTACGATTATGCGTTGCTTGCCATTTCTCAATATACACACGGTCATCATCCATTTGCGTATGCAATATGTATTCTTCTCCGTCGTATATGATTTTGTCATTAGGCGAAAAATTTAATGCGCGGGCTTCTGCAATCGTGCATAAAACAACTACAACACCTTCCGACATTTCAGCAAAACCTTGATAATCTACATCGCCTATCAGATTGATTCTAGTGTGCACACGAACTCTGCAATCTGAAACGCGCCCTGTTGCCGCTGATATGTGCTTAGAAGAAACGGCAAGCCTTTCATGTAAGACTTGCCGCGCGGCTTTCTTCTCTTTGAGAAAATCAAAAGCCATAATTCAAAACCCGATTACAGTTCGCCTTCAGGGGTTTTATCGCCGCCTTCAGGGGTTTCATCGCCGCCTTCAGGATTCTGTTCGGCCTTTGGTTTACGGCCACGTTTTGACTTCTCTGCATCGCCTTCAGGCTCTTTGTCTTCAATTTCCTCAAGCACTTGATGCTTCGGAATGCCATATTCATCACATAATCGGTTGTGTTCGGCCAACAGTTCGGCGGAAATTGTGGTTTCATCGCCAACATGAATAGATACACCTGCGTCATTGACAAATGCTGCTGCTGCAATAATTTTAAACATGATTAGTTCCTTTTCTATTACGGAATAAAACAGTCAGGATTATAAAAATCCCGACTGTTTGTTGAAGGTTAAGAGTTGGCGTTGAGAACGCGGCAAGTTACGTCAGGATTCAACACAATCGGCAACGGTGCTGATTCAGACAACAGGTAAACATCACGCGGCTCTTGCGAAGTGTATTCAGAATGGAATACACGCATTGGTTGATAACGAGCTTCGCCGTTTTTGATTGCACCAAAGGCTTGAACGCCCATGAATGCGTTACTATCGAAACCGATTACTTCATTATCGCCCAAATAGCGTTTGAATGTGCCGTCAGTATCCTGATATGCGCGGTTATCACTCCACACCTCAATGCGTGTACCGTTTGTGGCAGTAAATGTACCAATCAAACCGACACCGCGTACTTCTCCAGCATTCATGATATTGGTCTTCAAATCCGAACCTCTGAAGTTATTATCCAACAGGAAGGCGCGGTCTTTGTGTTCAAACCAACGTCTGAAATTTTGCGCGGCAGTTCTACCAACGATAAGGGTATCCACGTCACCACGTCCTTTGTCGTACACGCGGTCTGACATATCTTGAATCAGCATAAGCGGATTGTTGTTAGCGTTACTCCATGACAATCCTGCTCCAGCGGTAGTAAGTTGCAAGTCGCTGTTACGGCCATAATCAACGGTTGTATCAGGATACATCGCACTTTTAATATGCAGACTGCCAGCGGCAAGTGCTTGGAAACACATCCACTCAATGCGATTCTCAATCATCATTGCTTGGTCGCGGATAATCTTAGCACGAATCAACTGTTCGCGTTGCTCAATCGACAACGTACCGCCGATAGCTTCGCCTGCTGCGCGTGCTTGCAAAGAAGGGTCATACGGGTGGATAACGTGTTTCTCTTTCAGATACGCAGGGCGAAACGCTTTAGCTTGAAATGGCTTGTTTTGATTGGTAGCCGAAACAACATTAGGTGCTACGAAACGAGCCATTGCACGATTGTCTTCATAGACTTCATCGTACACAATGGTATCTGTTTTTGAGAAGAATTGCGCCTTAAACATCTTCTGATAGAAATATTTAGGCATTTCAAGGTGCTTGATAAGGCCGCCTTGAATCAAAGTTTCAGTTAAGGTCAATGCCATGATATTTTGCCTTTCTTACAAATCGGTAGTATTTCGGGTCAGCACGGAATCGTCAAAATAAATACCCGAAATACCTGCAAGGCTATTCAAAGTATTTACTTTGTCTGCGGTTGTTGAACCTGTTATATCGGTAATTGCTGAAAGGTTAATAGCATTGATATTGATGAAACCTTCAACATATACGGTTACGCCTTCATTTGCTTTGGCTGGGAATGCTGCAACAGCTAGTCGGACTGTGTTTGAAGTACTAGCTCCACCTGCGCTTGTTACAGGTTTTACCTTACGGTCAGCCATATTGTAAGTTACAACCTGATATTGTTTAATTTCACTGTCGGCAGTACCTTCTAAGGTTACAACGGCAGGATTAGCACGGCTGAAAATCGGCGTTAATGCCATGCCTGCATTTTGTTTTTCGCTCATAGCAAACATTTAAATCCCCTTATCAATTAACGGCTTTTGCCAAAGATTCAACATCAATAGTGCCTGTGGTAACGGCTGCATCAGCACCCACTTTAGGGCTACCTGATACAGCCATTGCCTGCGCAAGCGGATTTGATTCTTCCACTTTGGCAGTGGTTTCGGCAGACACTTCAGCTTTGGCTTTATCAGCCGCAGCATCAACATCAGCTTTAGCGGCAGTCAAAATAGCAGTTGCTTCTTCAGCGGAAACGTTAGTGTTAAAGGCCAAGTGATTTGCCAGTTGGCTAGATGACTTGGCTGCTTCACAACCGAGAATTGCACCGATACGGGTACGCTCTGCTGTTGCAGCATTGACACCAGTTTCAGGCTGTTCTTGAGTTGTTGAAGGTTGTTTTGCATCAATCGTCATGATGTTTTCATCCTTTTTAGTTAAAAATTCAACAGCTTGCTCAACAGTTAAAACTTTGTCAATCAAGCCGATTTCAAGTGCTTCTTCAGAAGTATAACACGCCGCTTGAGTTTTGATAACATCGGCAACATCAATGCCACGATTATCGGCTACCAGCTTTGTAAAACCTTCATACAAAACATTAACACGTTTCTGTATATCATCTTTAGATTCTTCCGTCAAATCTTGATAGGGATTACCCAAAGTCTTTTTATCCCCAGCTTGAATGAATGTTGTTTTCAAACCTAATGAATCGAGGTATTTCTCATAGCTAACGTGCATGGATACGACACCAATCGAGCCGATTCCAGCGGACGGCACAGCAATAATTTCACTTGCCGCTGAAGCGAGTGCGTATCCACCTGAATAGCAGTTAGTGTTTACCACTGCTGTTATAGGCTTCTTATCCGCCATTTCACGGATATATTGTGATGTTTCAAAACAACCAGCGGCTTCCCCGCCGTAACTGTTCACATCCAATACAATCTTGCTTACGTTTTCATCAGATACCGCCTGTTTTACAGCGGCTTTGATGTAATCATATCCAGTAATCAAACCGAACCAACTACCGTTGAATCGGTTAATCAATGCGCCGTGTACGGGAATATAGGCTACACCACTTTTTACACGATACATTGATGTTTGATAGTAATCATCGTCGTCATCAAAACCCATAGATGCCACAATCACACCGTTTAACGACTGATTCATAGCAGCAATGCGGCCTTCTTCAGTCCGCAAATCTTGGTTTGATGTGATAGCGTGCAAGTTGGTTAAAAACTCCCCGCTTGCACTATCCTTAACAACTAAGTTTACTATTTGTTGTGTTAGCAAACCGCTAACAATCGGATGGATATTCATTCGGTATCTTCCTTATCGGTTGTTTTATCTTCCGTGCCATTTTCTGATTGTGAATCGTCTTGAGATGCAGGCTTCTTACTTACAACTGCCTTTTCAGCACCGTTACTGATTTCAATTCCAAGTCGTTTGATTTCGTCTTGCTCACGCTTACGCTGCTGTAAGGTTTCCCGCCAATCCACACCAAGTTTGGCTGATTCCGCTTCGAGTGTAGATAATCCTGCATTGATTTTGAGAATCGCAGCCTGCGTTTCCTTCATTTCATCAATTTGACCGCGAGAAGCACCAATCCACGAACAGTTTGCTAAGGCATCAAACACATCAGGTTTGTAAATCCACGTTTTATGCTTGCCTTTTGGTAATGGGATTGTACCCATGCTGATTTGCTCTTCAAGCCATAACCGATAGATTGCTGTTGCCAGTTTGTCGGCTACCGACTTTTTCCGCGCTTGCATGAATTTATAGGTTTCATTCATACTTGCGCGTGCTGAAGAGTAGTTGGTTTTGCTGTAATCGCGTGAGAACTGTTCGTAACTCAATCCAAGCCCAGCGGCAATATGGCGTAGCAATGACTGTTCGTATTCCGAACCCGTACCACTAGGCTGGCCTAACTGTTGCAAATGTAACTTGGTATTAGGGTGCAATACTGGTATCCGAACACCATCAACCTGAAGATTTCGTGTTGCTTCGCTTCTTGCAACAGACGTAAGCACTGATTTTGCCGCAGATTCAAATGAAGGCGCGTTGGGATTTGCCCCCATGATTTCGCCTATAATTTGTGGCGGCATATCTGTTTCCAATGTTGCTGCATAGGTTGCTTGTAAAACCGCTTGTTGCAACTCAACGTCTTGGAAACGACGTGTCATGCGCATTTGCTTCAATACCGAAACCAGTTCGCTAACACCGCGAATCTGGTCGGGCATTAGCTGGTCTATGATGTGGATTACTTGTTGCCGCCCCCATGAGGTTGTAGCTTCAATCCGTTTCCACTTGAATTTATTCAATGTATCTGTAAAATCAAAAGGATGCGCTTCACGGATATGGTATGCAATAGCCCTGCCGTACGAATCACGCTCAATGCCTGATTTAATGGATGCGCTTTCATTCAAGTAATCAGGCGTAGATAGTCGCTTAGGACTAATTACTTGAATGGCCGTAGAATAAGGCCGTTTCGGGTCTGTAATCCATTCAGCAACAGCTAACACTTCGCCATGCACCAAGAACATTCCGACTGCTTGTCGGATTAAGGCCGTAAAGTCGTTCACACCGCTTGCATCAAGCCAATTTTGAGTGCTTGATGCGGTATTGTTAAAACGTGATTCGGCCTGTCGCTGGAAGGCATACAGCCATTCTTCATCATCAATACCCAGTACATCGGCGTTTGGTTGGGCATTAAGTCTGAATTGACTGCCAACAATGTTATCTTTGTGGATGGTCATTGCACCTGAAGCGTAACCATCATTCAGAATCACATCGCGGGCGCGGTCATCTATGGTATCTTTATCATACCTGAATAACACATCCATCGGCAGCGGGGAAGCGTTCCATGTTGCCATTTCACGGCTATTCCTACTAGCCGCTTCAAGGCCACCTAAACCCTTCCCACCACTTGCATGATAATTGTCAATATCACTCATACACCACCTTTAATAGTAAATGCGAAGCGGCTGCAAAGCACTATTGCTGGCGTTTACGCCCGCACACGCATTAAGTTCAATTTCCATCTTACGGATTAAATCGGCCAGCATTGCTAAATTGGCGCGTTGGTATTCAACCCGTTCTCCGTTTTGGTCTATGAGTACGGACACGCTTTGCCCCATTGCGATACGCAAATAGGCTTCTTTTGCTTCTTTCAGCATTTCAGGCGTATATATTGTACAAATCATTCGGTAAACCTCTTATTCAAATCATCCCATGACAACGAACCGTCATCTGAAACTAAAACATCATTATCGCCGTTCACACCGTCTTCCGCAACTTGTTTGAAAACCATTGGATTTTTATCCCAGTCTGCATAGCGTGGACTTGGATTATTCCAATCCTCACGGTCAATAAGCATCAAACGTGATACGGCAACCCCCATACAATAATACAGCAAATCCCATGCTTCGTTTTGGCGTTTGATAATCTTTTCCCAACCCTTAGCCAAGCGAATCTCATTACATAACTCTTGATAGAAGTCCATCGGCAACCATGATGGAAAGCTAATCATGCCATGTGCGGGTACGGTAACATCCAGTCGGTTTGACAACGTATCCTTCAATAAATTTGAATTCAGCATTAAAACAGGTACATCTCCGCGAGCAATACTCATTGAGTTTTTGCGTGTTGCATCAGGGAAATTGATTTGCGTGGTAGGCGCATATTGTGAACCATGCCCTTTTACCAAGTGGAATCTGCTTGAAATACCTTTTTTACGCAAAGACCTGTAAAAATCATAGGCCATTGCAGTTGTGTTTTCGCCTTTTTCATTGGAATAACCACCACTATCGCAAACAGTCATAGTTATACCCATAACCCTATCACTTCCATCAGATAAAGGATACGTTTTACGCATGACTTCAGTTTCAATCAAATCCCAGTCTTCCAAGAATGCGGACGGTTTTACCATGTATGGCATATCGTTTGCATCAAATCGGTTTGATTGAGTGATTGAGAAACGGTCGATTACTGTAATATCAAACGGACTACCTGCCGATATACCGTGTACTTGAACAACAAACCTGTTTTTCTGTACGTCGATACAGGCTATCAATGCACGAACACCTACTGGAACAACACGGTCTCCCAACTCAATAGCACGCGCCATTAAATGTTCGGGCTGTCTTTGCTGAATTTGAGATTTTGGAATGTATGGCTCTGCCAAGTCGGTATTGAAGAACTTTTGCAAGGCTTCTTCCGAACCCGTTGTCTTAAATTCCTCTTCAGCTTCGAGAAACGATTTAACCAACCCACCCCATGACACAAATGCAGCGGCAACACCACGCAGCCAAAATGATGCTATTTGCGTTTTTCGCGGACTACCAACCAATTCCCCTTTGTGATTGAAATACATACCATCTTTAACCCATATCCCCGATTGCTGCATTTCATAACGCTGGGAATAGTCGATACGGCTAAAACACTTAGGGCATTCCATGTAGGTACTATCGGCAATATCAATCATGTTTGTGGCATTTTTATCCCACCGTAGTTGCTTGAAAGTGCCTTCAAACCGCTGATTGCAATGCGGGCAAGCCCAATACCACCGCCGTCTATCCCCACGATTGTACAAAGCGAAAATACCGCGCGTAGGCGGTGCTTCATGAGAACCCTCTACCTCTTGCCAGTTAGGGTCTTCTATTGGTCGGCTGGGGCTGGATTCTGCCAAAGTCATACGATACGAACCAAACGTGGTAGTACGCTTTGATGCCAAGTCATATGGCGAACCATCTCCACCCACATCATCAGGCATCCTATCGTAGTCGGTTAAGGCTACACGCGGGATTGGACGGCCTGCAAGTTCGCTTACGCTTGGATGGGTTAGGGATAGGAAGACACCATTTTTGAAATGCTTGTCGCTTATGTTGTCGGCATTTCTATCCTCATTAAGCAATTCCCCGCATTCTTTGGTATCCCTTAGCAGTTTATCTACCCTACGAAGCGAAAAATCCCTACTCATTGCGCTGGTAGGGTTGATGATTAGCATATCCATTGGGTCGCAAGCTACGGTATATCCAGTCCAGTTCACAATCAGCGCATCGGTTTTGCCGCATTGTGCAGGTGCTACTACGATAACACCCGTATAAAACGGACTGGATAAAGTATCCATAGGCTCTACCATATATGGCGTAGTGCTGTTTTGCCAAAAGCCGACGTAAGAACCTTTATTATCCACATAACGATATTCTTCAGCCCATTGTGAAACCGTCATGCGTTTAGGCGGCCTTAAAATACTGGCAAGACTTATCATCATATCAGCAAGGCTTTTGTATTCTTGTTGGCTATAAATCGTCGAGTTCGTCATCATCCACCCTTTCGCCTGTTAATTCAGCACTTCGTATTTTGCGTTCGGTTTCAACTTTACCTCCGAACAAATCCTCAATGCGTTTTGCAACGTTATTCATTGCATTATCAAGCAACTGTATAACAATATCCTTTTGTGTTTGCGATAATGGTGCTTTCCTATCTACGTCATCCACAATCAGTTTGATGCTTGTCGCAAACGACTTGTTAATCTCACTAACAGCGGCTATTACATCGGATGTATGCCAGTATGCGCCTGCGTTTTTCAGATAGGTTAATCGTGCTTGTTTCGCGTTCCAAAAGTCTTTGGTTAGACGTGCTGGGAAGTGGCCTTTGTGTAGCACTTCTTCCCACTCTTCATCACTCCATGCAGGCGGTACACAAACGCTTGCAATATCGCGTATGCTGTAAATATCGTGTCCGTTTCTAACGCCTGAAGGCTGAATTTTCGCCTTACGCATCAAGTTACTAAGTTCTGTATTATGAATATGGAATATAACAGCCCCCTGATTGATGGTAACACCTTTGCTTAAAATATCATCAACTGTAAGTGTTGCATTTGTTCCGTTTCCAAGTAGCAAGGCGTTTGATGCCTTTTTCATATTAGCCATGTTTCAATGCCTTTTTACATTTCTGAATCAAGCCAAAAAATGCGTTTTGACTTTCGCCTTTATCCACCCAACAACTACGCTGCACCTCTTCATCATATGTTCGAGCGGCCAGTATGTTGAACACCAGTACGTTCTCATGTTTCTGACCACGCCTTGCCAAACGGCGTAGGAATTGATAGAACTGCCCGTAACTGAAGTACACATCATAATTTATGACAATATGACCGCCTTTTTGCAGGTTAAGGCCATGTGCGCCTGATTTCGGGTGCATCAAAAGCATTTTGATTTTGCCATCATTCCAATCATTCTTTTGAGTGCCTTTCCTATCCATCTTCACGGCTTGAGGAAAATGCTTCTGCAAAAGCTCCAAGCTGCCTTGATGGTAGTATGAAATCAGGAAGTTTTCATCAGGGAAACGTGCCATCAATTCACGCAGGGCTTTAATCTTTTCATCATGGATATGATGAATTGTCCGATTGTTTACCAATGCACCAAAGTCTGAGATACTTTCTTCACTTTCGTACACGAAACCTGCCGATATTTGCATCATTTTCTGCAACACCGACACGGCTTGTTCGGCAACAATTAATGTTCCGTCGTCAAGACGTATCATGCCCGACTTGCTCATATCCTGATACAGTTTTCGAGCGTGTTCGGGAATTTCAAAAGTAACGTTTTCAACAACATAAGGCGGTACATCTTTCAGATAATCTTCTTGCTTCATAACAAGGGTTATATCCGATATGGCCTTAGTAATCGCATCCTGCGCACCTTCCTTAATCGTTATTTTATGATTGTATCGGTTGTAGTTGAAATACTTATCCCGATAATCACTCATTGTGAATCCCAGTCGTTTGCCATCGTCAAGCAGTTTGATTTGTGCGTACAAGCCTATATAGCTTTCGGCGGCAGGCGTAGCGGTTAGTTGGTAGAAATGGGTCGTTTTATGCTTGATGCTGTTCAAAGCCTTCCAGCGTTTCGTGGTTGAATCCTTGATGGCATCAGATTCATCAAAAATCACGCAGTCGTACGGCCATTCTTCAACGCCCCATGCGTCCACCAACCACTTGACCATCTCTTGATTGATGATATGAATGAAGGTTGGATTCGTTCGCTCCCATTCACGCAAAGCATCCCCAGCCGCATTTGATTTAGCCGATTCTGCCTTGTAAGCACGATAATTCTTAGTCAATTCCTTTCGTGTCTTATCCTCAATCTCTGCAAGCTGCACGGCATCTACGGATGGATTGTTTTTTGTGAATTTATTGATATGGGATTTAACCTTACGCTCAATCTTCTTAATATCTGAAGCATCAAGAGTTCGGTTATTTTCCATGCGTTTAGCTGAATTGACTTTGGCAACAATATGGTCTGCACGAACAAGTTTGTAGCTCAACGGTGCTGAAAATTCCCACTTTTTAATTTCATCACCCCATGTTTGGTTGGCAACCTTCAGTGGTGCAATAATCAACACTTTCTTAATACGGTCTTCATCTATCAAATCTCGTATTAAACGCAAACAGATGGCTGTTTTACCAAGTCCAGTGTCAATAAATAGCGCACTTCTTGGATTGTCTTTCAAAAACTGCACGGCTGTTCGCTGATAGTCGTCTAAATGGCCGTCTGTTAGCTCTACGAGTTCGTACTTCCTACGAATCCTATCTAAAAATGACATTTGCTTCCTCCACGCTGGATATAACGTATACAACAGCCCCATGTTCGCGCATGGTATCAATCACGCGCTGTTGTTCAAGGCTTAGTCTTCCAGTGCTATTCTTGAACTCCACATAAACGGTTTGTCCGTTTCGGATGAAAAGCCTATCGGGAAAACCGTTTATGCTGGTACGTTCTATTTTTACCTGAAACCAGCCGTTCTTTTCGGCAATCAAACGGCTGGTTTT